ATTTCGGTTAATTTACCCGAAAAACCCACAAAACTGGCTAATGACTACGAATCACAACAAAACGGACATACAAATAAAACAGAACTAATTGAGCCTGTATCAAAGATTTTGGGGGCTGGGCTTATCGGTAGTCCAACACCCAGGGTTTTTTCAAGTCCAGTAGAAGGTGCAACCAGTCGGGCACCTGAAGTCATAGCATTTGCAGAATCCATTGGATATAAATTAATGCCCTGGCAAATCAACGCACTGCACGATATGTTGCTGGTTAAAGATGGCAAGTTCATTGGCAAAACTGTGGCATTGTGTGTTTCAAGACAAAACGGCAAAACTGAACTTGCTAAATTAAGGATACTTGCAGGCATCTATCTCTTTGGTGAGAAGTCAATCGGGATGATGTCATCCAATCGCAATATGGCAGTCAATACATTTAGGCAGATCCATTACTTGATTCAAGATACACCGGCATTACTTGAGTTATGGGAGAAGACTTACAGCACTAATGGCAATGAGCGGATCAGGTTTAAAAATGGTGCTGAAATTATGGTCATCGCGGCCACTTCAGAGGGCGCCCGCGGTTACTCATTTTCCTTCATATTTATTGATGAATTGCGAGATATAAAACCCGAAGCCTGGGATGCCGCGCTTTACACAACACAGGCAAAAAGTGAATCTCAGATTTTATGCGTATCAAACGCAGGGGATAAGAGCAGCACGGTGCTAAATGCTTTGCGCGATAAGGGCCTTCAGGATAAAACACCTTCATTGAGATGGCTTGAATGGAGTGCTCATCCATCGCTAAAGATTACAGATCCAAAAGCCTGGGCCCAGGCCAACCCTGCTTTAGGTCACACAATCACGGCTGAAATACTTGAGCATCGTATTCTTACTGGTGAACCCAATCAAGTGCGTACAGAAATGCTCACTCAATGGGTACAGAATTTGGCAAGTCCCTGGCCCATCAATGCCTGGATGGATAACAAAGTTGAAGATATGGTGTTTGAGCCTGGTGCATCCACATTCTTTGCAATGGATATATCCCCAAGTCGAAGGCACGCTGCTCTAGTTGCAGGCCAGTTAAATGGCGATAAGGTCAAACTCAAATGCCTACAAACTTGGAATGCCCAATCCAGTATCGATGATTTAAGAATGGCCAGCGAAATCAACGAGCACATAAAACGATTTAAACCAAAGATGTTGTTGTTTGATCGCTACACCAGTGCAGGAGTTGCAGCCCGATTGGCTCACACTGGGGTTTTAGTAACTGAGATTTCAGGCCAATTATTTGCCAGTGCGTGCGATGAGATGCTAGCAGCAATGAGCCATAATCGGATTGAGCACTCAGATCAATATGAATTAAGCGAATCTGTCAACTCTTGTGCTATGCGAACCACTGATTCAGGTTGGCGAATTGTGCGAAGAAAATCAGCAGGCGGGGAAGTGGCAGCAGCCATTGCCAGCGCAATGGTTATCTGGTATGCAAATAAACCCCAGGCAGTTGCAGCCATCTATGTCAATTAGACACGCCGAAAGCATTAAAGGTTATTTTGCCCTGATTTGTCGTATGCTTCCGCTATGGGTTTAAGGTCTGCATTGCGCATTGTTGATGGTGCAATCCCTGAAAGTAAACCTACTATTCAAGCACAATATGCCCCACCTGTTATGGATGGCTTTAATGCTTATTCTTTTTTAAATTCAGCAGTTTATGTAACACGCACCGAAGCACTGGCCGTTCCCAGTGTGAGTAGGTGTCACTCGTTGATTACGGGCGTGATTGGCAGTATCGAATTGAACCTGTACAAAAAATCAACGGGTGCAGAATTAGAATCACCAATTTGGTTAGAGCAACCAGATTACCGTCAACCAAGATCAGTAACGATAAGTGCAACAGTTTCTGATTTGTTTATGCACGGGGTAAGTTTTTGGGAGGTCACTCAGGTTTATGCTGATAGTGGCAGACCGTCAAATTTTGCGTGGGTTTCATATGATCGCGTTACACAAAAATTAAATTCAACTAATACTTTAGTTGTTGGTTACACCGTTGATGGATCTGGATTGCGACCACAAAACGGTCTGGGAAGTATCGTAACATTCCAGGCACTCGATTCTTTGGGGATATTGGGTCGCGGTGGTCGCACTATAAAAGCCGCTTTGGATTTAGAAAAAGCAAGTGCAATTGCCGCCGAAACTCCGCAAGCCTCGGGGTACATTCAAAATTCTGGAGCGGATTTACCAGAGGAACAAATTACCGGATTGTTAAGCGCGTGGAAACTTGCAAGGCAACAAAGATCAACGGCTTATCTCTCTAGCACTTTGCGGTTTGAGGCTAATAATTTTTCTCCTAAAGATATGCTTTACAATGAAGCAAAACAAATGTTTGCAACAGAGATTGCGCGGCTTTGCAATACGCCTGCATATTTGCTCAGTGCGGATCTTAACAACAGCCTCACATATTCTAATGTTTTAGATGAAAGACGCCAATTTACTGATATGACGTTGATGCCATTTATGATTGCGATTCAGGAACGCCTCTCAATGGATGATCTTACAGCGCGTGGAAATGAAGTGCGTTTTAATGTTTCTGAAAGTTTCTTAAAATCAGATGCACTTACACGTTTAGCAGTAATTGAAAAAATGTTGGCGTTAAATCTTATTACTTTGGATCAGGCCAAAGAGATGGAAGACCTTTCACCGAATGGAGCAGACAATGGATCACAAGCCCTTACACCTAACCTTTAACACAACAGTTGAAGCAACGGATGCAGAGCGCCGAATTATTGCTGGGAAGATTGTGCCGTTTGGCGAAATCGGGCATACCAGTTCAGGCGAGGTCGTATTCGAAAAAGGTTCCATTAGTTACAACACTGGTGGAAAAATCAAACTTTTATTAGAGCACAACGCAAAAGATCCAATTGGAATGATGCAAAGTGCAAGTGAAGATGCCTCTGGCATTTACGCAAGTTTTAAAGTTGCGCCAACAACCAAAGGTAATGATGCCCTCATTGAGGCAGCGGAATTGCGCGATGGATTAAGTGTTGGCGTAATTGTCGATGCAGCAGAACCACGCAATGGCATTTTGTATGTAACAAAAGCCTCTTTGCGTGAAGTCAGTTTGGTACAGGCCGCGGCTTTCAGCACTGCTAAAATTTCTGCAATCAGTGCCACGGAAGCAACACCTGAACCAGTAGAGGAAACACCAACCCAACCAACCGAAGAGAGTGAGGCCAGCGTGGAAAACGCTACCCCAGCAACCGAGGTAGAAGCCCAAAAGGTCGAAGCCTCACAACCGTCATACACACCAGTTGCACACACTGAAGTGCGTTCACCTATCAAAACAAAATCTAATTACTTGCAACACTCAATCTATGCACGTTTAGGCAATGATGATTCAGCGCAATACATCCGCGCTGCTGATGCAGTTGCAAAGAAAGCAATGCAATTTGCCGATGATTCATTTACAACAAACCCTGCATTCTCACCAGTGCAATATGTACCAACAGTTGTTGATACATCAATTGGTGCACGTCCAACCATTGATGCACTTGGTGGAGCACGTCCACTTCCAGCAAGTGGAATGACTATTTCACATCCAAAAATTACCACCTCAGGTACTGAGGCCATTACTGCTGAGGGTGCTGCACCATCAGAAACTGGCATTGTGTCTGCCTATGTAAATGCAACTGTACAGAAAGTGGCCGGTTTACAACGCTATAGTCAAGAGTTGCTCCTTAGAGCAGATCCCAGTTTTTTTGACGCAATGCTTGAAAATATGACCCGAGCATATAATGGTGCAACAGATGCAGCAGTTATTGCAGAAATTGTTTCCGGTGGAACTCAAGCAACAGCACAGGCAGCAACCATTGCAGGTTTACAGGCTTATGTTGCACAGGCTGCACCAGCAGTTTATGCAGGCACCGGCGAAGTTGCATCTGCATTTATTGCAGGCACTTCTGTTTGGTCATTATTAATCGGCAGCCTGGATACCACGGGAAGAAGCATATTCAATGCCGCGGCCCCTATGAATGCAAACGGACAATCTGCACCGCGTTCATTGCGCGGGGATATGATGGGATTAGATCTTTGGATTGACAGCAAGATGGTTTCAACAACCATTGATGATTGTGCATTCATTGTGACACCATCAGCAATTGCAATTTACGAATCACCAATTCTGCAACTCTCAACCAACGTGCCTAGCACCGGAGAAATTGAAACGGAATTGTTTGGATTTATTGCAGTTAAGACCCTTGTCGGAGCAGGTTTACAGCGTTACAACCTAACCTGATCTAAACCCTAGAACGGCCGCCCCTTACCCCTAGTCCGGTAGGGGGTTGGCCACTAAACTGAAAGGAGTTACCAATGGCCGCGACATATGTCACAGTTGCTGAATTGAGGACAAACCTCGGCATCGGAACCCTTTATTCAGATTCAGTGGTCGAAGAAGTGTGTCAAAGTGCTCAAGATGTTATTGATTCATACCTTTGGTATAACCAAGCACTGGTTTATTCAACGGCTCTAAACAACAACATTGCGACAATCACAACAACACAGCCCCACGGATTTGTTACCGGCCAAAGCGTAACAATTACCAAATCAGACACGGCAACATTTAACGGCACTTACACAATAACTGGCTACACAGAATTTACTTTTACTTATTCAAGAACAGCAAGCAATCAAACAACACATTTGGTGCGACCTTATGGGCTAGTTAAAGGGCCAAATCACAGCACCGCTTATGCAAGCGTTGCAGCAGTGCGTGAAGCCTCAATGATGATTGCAGTAGATATTTGGCAGGCCAGACAAGCACCCTCTGGACAAGGTGCAAGCATTGATCAATTTGTGCCCTCACCATTTAAGATGGGCAACACTTTGATTGCCCGCGTGCGTGGCCTTCTTGCCCCATATATGGCTCCAACCTCAATGGTGGGCTAATGCCTACAGCGATTACAACTCTACGCACAACACTTGCAACCACTTTGGCCAATGCCGGTGTATGGAGCACCTTTGCCTTTCCACCTAGCGCACCTATTGCCAACTCAGTTGTTGTGATGCCAGACGATCCCTACATTGTGCCAAACAACCAGACCAGATCCAGCATCCAACCTTTTGCACGCTTTAAAATTATGATAATTGTGCCTGCCCTAGACAATCAGGGCAATTTAAATAGCATTGAAACTTTTGCAGTTGCCGTGTACACCAAACTTGCCGCGGCCTCATACGCTTTAAACATCACGGGATTTAGTGCACCCACAATTTTAAACCTTGCAACCGGTGATCTTTTAACAATAGATTGTTCAATTGAAGTACTAACGGATTGGTCTTAGAAATGAATTACAAAGTTTTAGCAGGCACCGTGGGTGGCAAACCAGCCGGTTCAATCATTACTGACAAAGACTTAACCCCAAACACGAACATTGATGCACTCATAAAGGGTGGCTCAATCAAACCGATAACCGAAAAATCAAAGAAAGATGAGGAAACAGAATAATGGCAACAACAACCTTTTTAAATAATACTTTGGTTGTGACGCTTAACTCGGTTGATGTAAGCGACCAAGTAACAGCAGCAACAATCAATCAAACCTTTGACGAACTGGAAACCACTACAATGGGCGGAAACGGCTCTCACACTTTTGTTAAGGGCCTAGAATCCAGCACAGTAACGCTGGATTTTTTAAACTCTTACGCAGCAAGTGAAGTTGCAACAACTTTACAATCTGCCTATGGCACAACGGTTGCTTTAACTATTAAGCCAACAAGTGCAGCAATCAGCGCAACAAATCCCGAGTTTCAAACAACGATTTTGGTAAACAACCTTACCCCTGTTTCAGGTAGTGTCGGGGATTTATCAACCCAATCGATAACTTTTACCTGCAACTCACCAATCGTTGTAGATACTACCGCGTAACAACTAACCTGAAGGGCTAGGCAATGGCTAAGTTAAAAATCACACGTAGTACTGGTGAAGTTCAAGAGTTTGAAATTACACCAATAATTGAATACGCGTTTGAAGTAAACAAGAAAAAAGGAATTCACAAAGCGTTTGCTGAAGACCAAATGCAGAGTGATGTGTATTGGTTATGTTGGGAAGCCATCCGGCGATCCGGCGAATCAGTGCCAATGTTTGGTGAGAAGTTTCTTGAAACGCTAAAGTCTGTAGAGGTATTAGATAGCGACCCTTTAGGGGATTGAGTGGCAAAGATTCACTCACCTATTTGGTCGCAAATCTAAGTTGTGAAACTGGGATTTCACCCAGTGAGTTTATCGGGATGGATCCCGTAATGCTCAAAATGATGATTAGAGTGCTAGAGGAAAGGGCAAAGGCGATCAAGGATGGCAACCGAAAAAGAAGTGGTCGGACTTGAGCAAACTTTGAAAGTACTCAAAAAAGTGCATCGTATTGTGTACGATCAAATGAACAAAGAAATTAAAGTTGTTTTGGCTGAGATCAGAGATGATGCTCAAGGATATGCACCCAGTACAACTCCACCAGGTTTAAGCAATTGGGCTAAGCAAGCACCAGGTACAGTTTGGGAACGCTTAATCTTTGACCCTGCAGCAATTAAAAAAGGTATTGGTTTTAAAATAGGCAAGACTAAAATCAACGAGCAAGGATTCAGCAGCCTATTTACAGTCATAAATAAAAATGCTGCTGGAATGATTTATGAAGTTGCAGGTACCAGAAATCCCCACGGCAGACCACCGGCTGGAAACCATAAACGCACTCAAACTAAAAAGTTTAGCAAGTCATTCAATGAAGATGCAGGTGCACATTTTATTGAAGCGATAGAAAGACAAAGCATCACAGTTCGAGGCAAGCAAGGCCGCTTAGTTATTAGGGCTGGAGAAAAAAATCAAAAGCGTGCAAGGGCTGCAATCTTGGTGTCCATAACTAAGGCAACGCGAATAGCCCACGAGAAGATGCCAAAGGCGGTGGCATAATGGCTGAGCCAGCAATTAAATACAGCATCATAACTGCCTACTCCAACAAAGGCGTTGCGGCCGCTGAAAAAGGATTGGCCAAACTAAGCAAATCATTTAAGAAAACTAGCATTGCCAGAAAACTAACCTTTGCAGCAATGGGTGCAAGTTTTGTAGCCCTTGCTAAGTCCTCAGCACAAGCAGCAATTGCAGACGAAAAAAGCATCAAGGTACTGGCATTTACCCTGGATAATCTAGGGCGATCCTTTCAGCAAGTACCAATTGAAAATTTTATTGACAAGTTAAGCAGAGCAACAGGCATTGCAGACCAAGAAATTAGACCGGCATTTGGTCAGTTAATAACTGTTACAAATAATTTAGCAAAGTCTTACGAGGCGTTGGCTCTTGCAACTGACATTGCAGCAGTAACCGGCGATGATTTCACAGTCATCACAGACGCATTATCAAAAGGTTTTGCAGGCCAAACAACTGCATTGAAGAAATTAATTCCAGGACTAGACCAGGCAGCAATCAAGGCCGGTGATATGACTACTTTGATGAAACAGTTAAATGACACATTTGGCGGGGCAGCAAAAAACAACATAACAACTTATGCAGGCCAGTTGGCAATTTTAAAAATATCAGCAGGCAAAGCCCTGGAAAATATAGGCAAAGGCTTGATCAGTTTCTTAAAAGGCTTTACCAAAACTAATTCAATCACTGATCTTGGATTGGCAATTGAAGACTTAGGCATCAAGATAGGTGACATATTTAGAGGTTTGCCGGTTTATATTAAAACCTTTTTTGCCTCTACAGATAAAGCGTTTCAAGAAAGTTGGTTCGGGCGGAATGTCTTATTGCCTTTGATCAATGCACTTGGCAAAGGGCTTTCAGATGCAGCCACAGCAGCCTCGGCAGCCGGTAAAAGGATTAGAGAATTAGAAGCGGCAGGTGGTTGGGGCAGGTTATTTGATACAACAGTAATTAAAAAGTTTAATAAAGAAACAAAAAAAACCACTGATGATATGAAAAAGGCAGCAGCAACAACCAAATTGCAGGGTATGTTTGACATTGATGCAATCCAGATTGCTGAAGCACTTAAAGGCAAAGTCAGCGACCTAGACCGTGCACGCTTAGAGGGAATGAGAGCGCTCAAAACTGAGGCTACCAATGACGATATTGCAGCCATTAAAAAAATAGAATATGAAACACTGAGAGCCAATGCAACCCTTAACAGTGCACAACAATTGTCAGCACAAAACACTTTTGATTTTTACAAACTAATTTATGGCTACGCAAAAGATACCAGTGATGAAATTGCCAAGTTATCGTTTGTACCAAAATTGCCAGGAGCACCATCTACTAGCACCGGCACCGGCGGCGGTGGAGGCGCTGGGACATCAAATTTGCCTAACCCATTTGTTCCAGGCACTATCCCTGACTTGAGTTACTTGAATTTTGATCTTTCTGGATTAGGTGCAGCCAATGCGAGAATGGAAGCCGGAATTGCAGGACAGCAAGGCAGCATCACAGTTAATGTAAACCCTAGCGGATCAGGATTTATTGGCAATCAAGATGATTTTTTGCGTACCGTTCAAATGGCTTTGCAGATCGGTGGGCGCAATGGTTATTCAACAAGTGGGTTGGCTGGAGGATGAGCCTTCCCGCCATTGCGGTTATTCTTAATTTTTCAAGCGGGCCGAGTTTCGGCCAGGCTTTCATTATTGGATCTGGTGTACTTGGCGTAAATGTTTTGGCCGATGCTGCAACGATCACGGCCGATGTATCAACTACAGTCCAGTCGGTTAATATCTCTAGAGGTCGTAATGCACTTAGTGATGTATTCCAAACTGGTACTTGCACTGTTGTAATCGCAGACGAAACGGGCGCCTTCAATCCTGAAAATTTATCAAGTCCGTACGCGGGATTGATTCAACCTTTGCGCAAAATAACTATAACTGCCACTGATCCATCAAGTGGCATCGTGTGGGGAATGTTTGCTGGTTACACAACTGGGTTTTCATATCAGCAAAGCCGAGATGTTGGCATCGTAAGTACAACAACAATTACGGCAGTAGATGGATTTAGACTTGCCAACCTTGCCACGCTTACAACCGTCGCAGGATCCTCAGCCGGTGATTTGTCGGGCACTCGCATCAATCAAATACTTGATGCCATTTCTTGGCCAACTTCAATGAGAAGCGTGGACGCGGGCGCGACTACAGTCCAGGCAAATCCCACAACTTCTTCAACAGCCCTTGCAAAATTGCAACAATGCACTGATTCAGAATATGGTGCCATTTATATTGATGCCAGTGGCAATATGGTTTTTCAGGATCGTGCTTTTACTGCATCAAGCATAGGGGCAACGCCCACGATTTTTAGTGATGATGGAACTGGGATTCCTTATTCACAGGTTAAATTTTTGCTAAATGATGATTTAGTGTACAACTCTGGAAGCGTTACCCGAATTGGGGGAAGCCCCCAGACAAGCGAAAATGCCGAAAGTATTGCTTTGTATTTCAAGCATTCTTACAATCGCACTGATCTCATAATGCAAACAGATGCCGTAGCGCTTGATTATGTAAGGGCTTATATTGCATCAAGGCAAGCAACCTCAGTTCGCACCGATACATTAAGCCTCAATTTAAATACCACTAGCACGGCAGGTGTAACAGCGGCTTTGGAGTTGGACTACTTCGACCCAATCACAGTAAAAAGCACGCAACCGGCTGCATCTGGAACTAGTACCCTGGACAAAACTTTGCAAATCTTTGGTGTGTCACACAATGTCACGCCAAATAATTGGATTACAACATTTACCACCCTTGAACCTGTGATTGATTCCTGGATTATTGGGTCGAGTCAATACTCGATTCTTGGCTCAACAACTGTATTATCCTACTAAGTAAAAAGGAGTAACAAATGGCAACTGGGTTTCCAACCACTACGGGAACGGTCGTTTCCAGTGATATGTGGAATGGCTTGACTTCCTACCAAATTTCAACTCAGTCTGGGGCAACCTATACTTTTGCAAGCACTGATCAATACCAAGTGCTTGTTGTTGCATCCAATGCATCAACCAAAACTTTCAGCATTCCAACCGATGCCACTTATGCATTCCCCAACGGGACTGCAATCACTGTATTAAATACCGGTGCTGGACTTTTGACCCTAAATGCAGTTTCCAGCGGAACTACTACTGTGACAAGTGCTGGTGCAACTAGCGCAAGCCCAACAGTGGCACAATACAAAGCCGCGGTTTGTTTAAAAATTTCAACAAATACTTGGACAATTGTTGGAGCAGTTGCATAATGATTGGAAACATTGCAGTAGGCGCGATAAGTAGCAAACCGGCGGCAACTGGGCCAACTTCGGTAAGTTATTTAGTTGTTGCCGGAGGGGGTTCAGGTGGTGCTGGTTATGGCGGAGGTGGTGGTGCAGGTGGACTTCGTTCGACCGTTACAAACACCGGCGGCGGCGGTTCGCTTGAATCTAATTTATCAGTGACAGCAGGAGTGGCTTACACCGTAACTATCGGAGCCGGTGGGCCCGCTGGTTCAGCAGGTTATGGCAATGACGGTACGCAAGGCGGTAACAGCGTTTTCAGTTCGATTACCAGCACAGGAGGCGGAGCCGGTGTAGGTGGTGCGCAAGTTGGCGGTACAGGTGGAAGCGGTGGTGGGGGTGCTGACGGAGGAGCCGGTGGAGCGCGAACAACAAACCAAGGGTTTGCCGGTGGTGCAAGTGTTAGCGGTTTCCCTTATTTTGGAACCGGCGGTGGTGGTGGTGCAGGTGCTGTCGGAGCAGACGGGAATGTTAATAATGCGGGCGCTGGTGGTATTGGCGTTCAGGTAGCAATCGCAACTGGTTCAAATGTTTACTACGCAGGTGGTGGCGGTGGTGGTACTTATTCAAATACAGGTAGCGGCCCTGCTGGTGCTGCCGGTGGAAACGGTGGTGGTGGTGCAGGTGGACTTGGAGGCGGGGCTAATAACGGAATAGCAGGAGGAATCAACACGGGCGGCGGAGGTGGTGGTGGTAGCGCAATTCCGTACACAGCCGTAGGCGGTGCAGGAGGATCTGGAATTGTGATAATCGCTTACCCTGATACTTTTGCTGCTGCAACACTTACAAACTTAACTTATACCCAGCCAACGCGCTCAGGCTATCGGGTGTATCAAATCACAGCGTCTAGCGCAGGAACGATTACTTTCTAATGGCACATCACGCAAAGATTGAAAACGGAATAGTTACTCAAGTTATCGTTACTTGCGATGAGGATGAGGACACTTTTGCAGATCGTATGTTGGCTGAAACCGGCGAACAATGGGTGCGAACGAGTTACAACGGGCGCATTAGATACAACTTTGCAGGCGCAGGCTATGTTTACGATTCAATTAGAGATGCATTTATTGCGCCCAAACCTGATTGTGGACATAGTGAATTGCTTTTAGATCCTACAACTTTGCGCTGGGAATGCAGCAATGCCGACCACCTTATTGAAATCAGATAACGGTTGGCCAGCCAGCAAAGATCCTGCTGAGATTGGCATAAAGTCTTATCCAGTAAAGGGCACAACAATTAAACTGCGATGCGCTCAGAAAGTTGCACCATTGCTAGTGGGATTTGCGGCTGAGTTCCACGAGAAAATTGAGCCAATAGATGAAGGCACTTTAGATTCGTGGGGATACGCATTTAGAATGGTTCGTGGTCGTGAGGATCGCCTAAGCAATCACAGTAGCGGAACTGCCATTGATCTTAACGCCAATGCTCATCCGCTTGGTGCGAAAAACACATTTGCACAGGACAAGGCTGCAATAATTATTGAATTGTGCGCCAAGTACGGCTTAAAGTGGGGCGGTACTTATCGCAACCGCAAAGATGAAATGCATTTTGAAGTTTGCCTGACCCCTAAACAGGCAACAGAGCGCATCACTGCGCTTGGATTGGAGCAGTAAATGGCAGTACAAATTAAAGCGGCGTGTGGAACATATATCCGCGCGTTGTTGACCATCTTGCTTACCTTGATGGCCACAATCGGAGGATCACCGCTGGATTTCACCAGCGCGGATTGGCGAATGGTTGCCAATGGACTTTGGGCCTCTCTTTTGCCTGTAATTATGCGTGCACTTAGCACAAATGATGACAAATACGGCAGAGCACCAAAAGAGTAGGGCACGACACGCGGGGCAGGTGTTGCCAAATGTCTGCCCTTAGTGTCACACTATTAATACGGACTAGAAAGGGACTAGAAAAATGACTACAACAATTACAATCAAAATGACACCCGAAGACTTTGATTTGCTTTCAGATATGCAAATGGAGTGGGGCGATAAAGGCTGGATGGCTCAAGTTAATGAGGGCCGTTTTGAAGATACAGAAATTGCACTTTTGGCCCAGCCGATGCAATGGGCGTATTGGTTCGATAATCCACTAAATTGCATTTTGGCCAAGAGTTATTTGGCATCAAACAAAATGGGGTTTCACACAACTTATGATCTTGCCTCAGAATCCTGGGTGATCTTTACCAATTACGCAACCCGAGTGGATGCATAAAGTGGCCGCCAATACGGCTTTTGCCGTGATGGTAGCGATGTACATTGCGATTTGCTTTGGATGTGTCCTTATGGGTTATGCAATAGGCCACCGAGATGGCAAACACATAGGATACAAAAGAGGCCGTGCAATCGGTTACTCTAAAGCCAAGCAAGATTGGAATTTAACTAATGGCCTTTGACCTGAGTGAGTACCAGCCGGTTGACGAGAGGATTGCCCTTTTTTGGATTAAGTATCCTGAAGGCCGTATTGATACTGAATTGGTGCACAACGATGGAAAGTCTTTCATCATAAAAGCCACTGCATATCGAAATGATGGCACAATAATTGCAATTGATTATGCTCAAGAGGTCATTTCAGATCGAGGTGTAAACGCCCACTTTGCATTGGAGAATGCAGCCACTTCTGGAATTGGTCGAGTTTTAGCCACCGCTGGTTTTCAAGCCAAAATTGGCAAACGCCCATCCCGTCTGGAGATGGAAAAAGTGCAAAGAGTTGCAGCGGGTGATCCAGTGCCCAATGATGATCTTTGGAATAAGCCAGCAAATGATGAGATGGCTACTGCAATGCAAGTACTTAGCAGCATTGCTACACCAATTGAGCGTGAAGCCAATGTTCGCGCCCACCCTTGCAAGCACGGCACCAGAATACACAAAGAGGGAACTAGTGCAGCGGGCAAGAAATGGGAAGGCTATTTTTGCGAGGCAACACCTAAGAGCCAACAATGTGCCCCAGTGGGTATGGATGGAAAGGAATGGGTTAAGCGTGGCTAGAAAATTAATTGCAAAATGTAAATGCAAAAACAAATCTTTTTCTATGGAAGTTTTAGATGACGAGCAGTTAAGTTCACCTGAGTTGTTTAAGATGTTTTACAGAAAATCAATGCAACCAGTTTTCCATTTTAAATGGGATTGTTGTGGATTGAAGGTGATTGTAAATGGGAGACTTGGAAGTGTACTTTCCTGATAAAACAGCCCTCCACTTTACCAGAAATGGCGTAAGTGATCACGATTCTGAAGTCTGCGATGGCTGCAACACACGCCAATTTACAACGGGCGGCATTATGAGTGACCAGATATTTGTGTGTGCCAAGTGCCGCGCGATAGATCGCAATGAATGAATTACAACTATTCACATATTTAAAAAGCCGGTACATTCCTGATCTGCTGATGAGCAGTGATGAATTTGAATACCACGACTGTTACAGCGAGCAATTGGGTGTCATTATTGAACTCAAAAGCCGTCAAACTCATTATGATGAATTGATAATTGAGCGCGACAAGTATCACAACATAACCCAAAGAGCCTGGGCAGCGGGGTTGACTGCTCTCTACATTTGCTCAACTCCAAAGGGCATTTGGTCATTCAATTTGAACAAATTAACTATGCCATCCTGGTATTACTTTGATGGCCTGCCTGTAACCACTGAGTTTGCTAACACTGACACAGTAACCAAAGTTGTGGGATTCCTACACATCAGGCGAGGCAAAAGGATTGGTGCTTATGGGGCCAATAATGCTTGATGGTATTAGGTACTTCAAATGCCGAGGCGTATGCCAGGGGCCTGCACCATTTAGCACATACACTTGCTACGACCTACCAGAGGGGCTATCAATGATCCAATGTCTTGATTGCTTATTTGTTACAGTAGCAATGGATGATCAGGCCTTAAAACGCAAACCACGCACCTTAGAAGGGGATTACAAATAGTGGATCAAAACATAAGCCGATGCACTGGATGTGGTCAATGGTTAGAAGCGACACACCGAGATTGTGGCACTTGTTTGCTTTGGTATAGCAGGCGGGTCTAAGATGCCGACTCCAACTCAACTGTATGAGTATAAACAGCAGGGCGCACTGATCGTGCGTTGTAGCCGGTTAGAGCGGCAACCTTTGGCCTGCACTGATCAACGGCCTATCCTCTCAATGGGGGGATATAGGGGGGCTATAACATTTGTGTTATGCCTTATGCTTTGTCTTGTAACAGCACAACCATCAAAGGCTCAAGATCAACAGACTTGGGAAGTGCATCTACTTAAGATCACTAAAGACTACAAAGAATACAAATGCGTAAAGAGATTGATATTCAAGGAATCATCTAACAACCCAGATGCGAAGAACGGTTCACACTACGGTTTGCCTCAAGGTCGCACACGGTACTTGGCCACAGCCTCACCAACGGCGCAAGTAACTTGGATGATGAAATACATCAGAGCCAAATATCAAAACGGGTGCAATGCACTCAAGCATAGCGACCAAAGGGGCTGGTATTAGTGGGACTATCACTTCAATCAAGTGAATGGAAACGGCTTA